CCAATGCCCAATAATATAGCACAAGCCACACCAATAGCAGCATTCATCTCGCGCTTATGCTCATGCCATTTGTCCTCAGGCCATGCATCTTCCATAAAAGATATTTTGCCATCATGGTTGCGGTCTTTGCCTTCTTCCATGGCTTCTTTTGTCCAAGCATAACCCCTATGCGCCAAAGCATCTTTTGGACTAATTAAGTCCATAATAGCATTGCAGTAACCAGCATAGGCTACTACAGCTGCAAAACATATTATGAGTAATGTTAATACCATAATTAATCTATATAAATAGTGTCTACCACAGTTTCAGTACAGGTCATATCTGCACAGCATATTTTCAAAAAGTATGTTTTGCCATTGGAATCAGTTCGGTAATCCTTACTGCAACCCGATAATAGAAATAGTACTAATATGCCTAAAACGATTCTCATATTAGTTTCCTGGCTAATTCCAAAATATGCTTACGATCATCAAAGCCATTCAATCCACCATTCACACGTTTAGTAATGGTAGTAACATCGTCCTTATCAGCAAAAGCATTTAAACCACGTTTATTCCAAAACCAACCTGCAGTTAAAGCACAATATGGAGTTTGTTCAAGCATCTCTGGATGATTAATACAATCTATTGCAAAATCTTTGGCAATGCTTGTATAATTGGCTCTACCTGTAATCTGAATAAAGCCTCTTCCTTTAAATCTGATACCATCACCAGAATCAGTATTACCCAAATCTTTTCTACCCTCATATGCAGCACCAGAAGCAAGCTCTTTATTATAAATAAGCCTACCACTTTCGTGCAGAATTTGAGCTAAAAAATGTTGCATTCTTAGCTTATTTTCATCAATACGGTATTGTTTCATGGTACTATTTATACCATCAACATACATTTTAGCACGAGAGGAGCTCACACCCAAACTAACTAGGATTTCCGCTGTTATCATTTTGATTAGTTTTAATTTTTTCAACTACATTAATTCCAAATAGGGTAGATATAAAAGCAGCATCAGCAGCCAATACCATAGGTAAATTCACATTATTTACATACCTGTGCGAATAGCAATAAGCCAATGTAACAGCCAAAGCAGTTAATTTCTTACCACTGGCACCAGCTGTATTATTATCCAAACTACTTTGGATGAAGGCCGTAAATTTTTTAATAGCTTCCCACATATTTTATCTATTTAAAAATGCTACACTGGTATGGTCTTTGGGCATATTAAATGCTTGTGCTTCTAGCTTATCAAGACGTTTATTCATTTCTTCATGAATGCCTTCTGTTTTATCAACGTGCTTTTCAAGCGTAGCTTTAACTTCATTTACAGTATTGTTCATTACTAATAAGTTTTCTTTTATTACTGCTATATCAGTGTGATTTACTTGCTGCTCCTTCATGTAAAATGTAATCACTGAAACGATTAAAACAATAAGCGTTAAAGCTGTATTGAAGTATGGTAGATTCTCTTTCATGTTTATATATAATGAGGAAATTATTTTATCTAGTAAATGTTTCAGGAAACCAACTACTATCAAGTTCAACAGCACTATAATGCAAGCACTCTTCCACTTTTTGGTTAGCTATTACAGCATATTTACCATTTGTTGAATGAGTTAAATATTCAGTATAAGGAGTATCAGCCGGTTGCACACTCGAATTAATAAATTGAACATCATTTTCAACAATATTCTTAGTGCAGTAATCTACTGCACCTATAGCCTCCTGGTCAGTATTAAAAATTATTCCTTTCATTAGTAAATAGAATATTTATCGTTTAAATATTTCATGATTAAATTCTTGTCCGCATCACTTATCGAATTATTGAAAACTAACAACTCAGCAAAAAAACCAGTAAAATCATAAGTAGCCGAACCATTGGATGTATAATAAAGCAAGTTCTGAAGTAATAAAGTAGTTGTAGCTGCGCTATTATATGTCAACTCTGCATTATTGTTTAATTGCTGTTTGGCAACAGTTCCAGCTCTGCGAGTGCATGTGATACCAATGTTGTATTGATTTGATGTAGCGTAAGCATTTCCAAGTGAGAAAGCTGAAACATTAGCCCCGTTGATACTATCCACGCCACTTCCATCAGGACTTACACCCATGTAAAAACTACCCGCTGAATTATCTCTGGTAAGATATACGCTTCGATTAGCTGCCGCACCTGTTTTTTGTCTAACAGCTATAATGGTAAAATCGCCTAGACTAAGCTGCGAAGCCAATCGCAATCCAACTTTAACACTCGTTAAATTTGGGGTTGAGGTTTTATCAATGGCAGCTTTACCTTTAAATCCAGTTGCAGAATAATCAGGTCTCAAAACAGATGATGGAGCTGTGGCATTATTGCCATTTCCACTTTGGTCAGCCCATACATCTACTTGGCCACTCACAAGCGTAATACCTGTACTAGCATCAAGCCATAGCAGCATACCAGCAACACTTTTAGGGTTAAAGTTATTTGCTTTCTTTAAAACAAGCCTTATCCGTTGCACTCTGCCCATAGCTTAGTTTTGATCTACTTTCATTCTTACAAATACACCTCTACCTAAGCTAGATGTACCAAGCGTAGGAGTACCTACCATATTGATAATTCTATAGTATAAAGTGTTATTGCTTAGGTTAGCAAATGGAAATCTAATAGTTTCATCTTGGGTAACTAATCTATTACCATCAGCTACCATAATAGTTAAATCTACATAACCTAATCTGCGTACATTATTAGCCCACAATACTTCATCAGCAGCATTATCAATCAAATTTAAAGAGCTATCAGGTGCATCAAAAAATCTAACTCTAAGCGTTGGTAATGGGTTAGGCGTAGTTAATGGAGAGGTATTATCCATTTCAATAGATAAGCCTGTAATGTATCCGCTGTTAGTTCCTACATTGATACTTTCTAATACAGCTAAACCTGTAGGGTTAATTACATCATTTACACTGTAAGGAGTGGCACCTACAGCAGTGGTGAAGCTATCAGTAGCTTTTATTAGTTTGCCTGTAGAAGCTGCTGAACTATTTTGCCAAGTTGTAATCAATGCTTTCAATCCTGCATAATCTAAGCTTGAAGGAGTTGTAATTTCTCCTAAAGCCATATATACCCTATTTTCTTTACCCAATGAAGTAAATTCAATAGCACTAGCTCCTTCATCAAATCGAATAGCAGTTGAATTTATAGGAAAATCATAATCAGGTTTTGAAGCATCTGAATTTTCGATGCGAATACTTTTACCGTTAAATGTTAATGCGTATGGCATATTTTTGTTTATTATTTATGATTCAAAAATCAGTTAATTCAATATTTAGTTAAAGGACACAAACCCCACCTGCACTATTTGTAGTGGAAGAATTCAATGTTGGAGTATACAATGGATAAGTAGATACATTAGCCGCTAAGTATTGAGCTAATTCACTCAAATAAGCATTACCAGATTCAATAAAACTAGTAGCAGTCTCTTTTTTAGTATTTTCAGAAGCTGCCGATTTAGCCCTCTGAGTTGTTTTACTAGCTGGCTGCGATATAACCCTAGCACCCTCCTCATTATATACCAATTCTAGTTTATAAATAGCAATGCTAATAGTCAATTGAGCTAAGGTGTCATATATGTAGTTATCCAATAAATACTGGTTATTACTTGAAATATTAAACCCAATGTTTTGAGTTTTAATTTCATTGTATAAAGCATCACCAATAACAGAATTTACTATCCTATTTGCCTCTTTCAATGAAGGTTTTAGTGCCTCATATGTCCTAGTACTATAAGCAATTTGAAAACAATTATTAAAATCAGAGGCTGAATTCAACAAATATTGACGAGATTTCTTCTCAGCAGCACTATCTTTCCATGCAGTAAACTTGCTATCATTTCTTTTTGCCCATAAATATTGAATAGCAGAGCCCACAGCATTCCATCCAGTTTCCAATATTTCATCCTGAACAGTCAATTTTTGCCATTCATATACAGGTTTAGCTCCTGCTTGTTGCATTCCAGTACCCATTACCACAATAAGTAACTGAGGAATAGCTTTAACAAAACCCAAACAAGCAATAGCCGTTTTTAAATTATCAATTAAATATAGCTCCTCTGCCGAAAGTGCAGGATTTGGATTTGTTGTATTATATCTGGTATCAAGTGCTGTTATAAAATCCAATCCAAAAATATTTACAATCAAACTTTTTTGAATAGCATTAAAATGAGGCTGTAGCCTGCTAAATTCTAAGTGATTTGCAGTATGTAAAATACCTGAGTAATCGTCTTTTGTCTTAATAAACATAACTATTCTGCTGTTTTAGTAGTTGCACTATTTGTAGATTTATTGCTATTAGGAGTAATATCTAAATGAGGATATTCATCAATAACCTCCCATTTAAAACCTTTATATTCCTTTGTCCATCCATTAAATCTAGCCACAAGCTGAAAAGGCATAAGTGTATGGAGTCTATCAATACCAACAGTGGCTTTTTGATTAAAGAAAGCGTTCTTTTTCTCACTACCTGAGTTCATACCATCATTTTTATTACTAATACCAGTGTTACTTGGGTCTACACCCATTGCCCTATAGTTTTCAGCATGGTATTGTTGCATATTTGGAAGCCATTTATCCTGCTTTATTTTATCATCAAGCTGAGTGATTGTAATTCCACTTTCAAACTCCCCAGTACGAGCATTTCTAAACTTAGGTACCAATAAAGATTTACCTTGATTTTCAGGACCAGTTAACCAAGCATCTACCTCAGATTTTATAGAGTTTAAAATACTTGTTCTAAATGCAGCATCAGTATCCCATTTATTAAGGTCAGCAGCATTAACTCGTCTTTTGCAGTATTCTTCAGTTGGTTCAATATGCCAAGCCACACCAAGGCTATTTTTTGTCAATGATTTATAGGCTGCCTTCAGCATATCAATCATTTCTAAGTTACCACTATTTAATGGTACCTCCACATTGGCCAAATCATAGTAATACCTATTAGCTGTAAAACATTTTGTACGATAAATAAACTCAGGCTGCCTTCCTTTTTCAGCCCTAGTTAATAAATCATTTATAGGATCAAACACATCCAATACAGGTAGCTCCTGAATCCAATTAGGATTAAAATTCCTCCAGTCTGAATTGTAAAAAAGCGTTTCAATTTTTCTTGTATCAGGGTTTTGTTTTTGCCATCTGCACCACATAGCCTGTTTTCTTTCAAGCCTAGCAATCTTATTCCTGCCTCTATTTAATATCATAGAAGCAATTCTATTTCCAAAAGTTTCATAATCTTCAATAAACTCTAAAAAAATAGCATTGGCATTATTCTCCTCAATCCAATCATCCACTTCAGGAATAGAAGTATAGTCTTTTTCCATTCCATTTTTAGTTCTAACCTCACGGTAATAGTTTAATCCATTGCCATAGTGTGATGATTTATTAAACTCATTACTTTGAAATAATACTTCATCCTTTTGGATAGCATTAATAATATCAAGAGGCAAATTATTATCAGTACCCCACATAGCCCATTTTACAGCATTATTAAGCCTATCAATATTATTTTCTTTCTGTAATTTTCGTTCATCCACACTAGGTATAGAAGAACCTTTAACTGTAATTACAGAATAGCCACCAACTAATATATTACCTTGACTCATTATTGAATAATTTGTTTGTTATTATAAAATTGAATAAATCTTATATGAACCTTACGTATTTCACGATTATCCAATAAGATATTTTTGGTTTTATTCTCCCTATGATGTGGGTTTTTAGTAAGATAAACAGCTGTATCTTCTCTCTTAAATTCTTCCGGTACCACAAAACGGGCACTTTCACCTTTAATACCAGATAAGCTTACATTTTTAAGCACCAATAATTCACCTCCAGTTTTCCTTTGTCTGCTATGAGTTGAAGCAATGATGTCAAATTTTGGAGCTTTACCATCCTTTAAAGTTTCCATTTCTGCCAATGCATCTTTTAATCTTATAAATTCCACAATACAAAAATCATTGTATCACTAAAATTTATAAAGGACACCTCCGAAGGAGGCCATCAAACCTTTCTTTGCTACTTTCTTTATGGCCAATTCGTAGAGTACGGAGAATTGGCATAAAGAAAGTAGTCGGCACAAAAAAAAGCTAAATACAACATAAGTATAAGATATACAAGTATTTAAACGAAAAAAATGAGCCCTTTAAATAAATTTATTTATTTGATTTTCAGATAATTACAAAAAATAGTTTTAAAAACCTCAAATTATCGTTTAAAAAATCACATAAATAGATATAAATCTGATACTTACAACGATTTAAAAAAGTTGTAAGTATCACTATGCCTAAGCATTCCGCCACGCGCACTGAGGAAACAACGCAATTGCACAGCCCTTTTTAGTGAAAAGTGCTAAAAGTGTCTATTATATTGGAATTGGCGTTTTTTCGTCCCACTACTTGTGCGAAGCACGCCTATTTGTGGGCTTGTCCCACCAACAAACATATACGAGTAGCTTCAGCTATTCGTATGCCATGGGATTGGCAATAATTCTATTGTTGTGCTTGGAGGCGTTGAGGTTTGTTGGTTGCACGGCAGTGCTCCAACAAGGGTGATGAAGCTGGAATAATAACAAGTGAATAATTGCCTCATAATAATGATACCTAGATGCTCTTTGTAAAAGTGCATCTTCCTTTGTTAAAACAATTCTATTGGCAGGCTTGCCAAGTGTATTGTTTGCGTTAGGGATTGCAGCTAACTACCGTGTAGTGCGGAAAGCCCGCAAAACGCCCAATTAATTACCCAAAATAGGAGCCCAACCAGATAACACTTCCTCTACATTATCTCTGAATTTATTAAAATAGATATAATCAAAAGCATCTGTTATATGTGTTGCCTGCCTCTGTGGTGTTTTACTGCCAAATGATTCACTGTTCTTATTCTTTTGTTTCTTACCCTTTTCACCAATTTTAAGAGGGGCATTGAACATAGCAATTTTTAGGTCTGGGCAATTACCTTCATTAATTCGTATTAGTGGAAGTCGTTTATCTTTTTCAAATAAAGCTAAATTAATAAACTCCCATTTATCCTGATGGAATGGATTTGTTTTATCTGACATAATATGAACTATCCATCCTCCTTCAGTTAATAATCTCACAGCTGTTTGTCGTAAAGTTTCATTGGTATTTGCTTGCGACTTATTGCCGTTCACATCATCATAAAAATAGATAGTTCTGCAGGTCATTGGATCATAGTAGCTATTAAACTTTTCAATCAAATGATCTAACCATTCTCCTTCAGACTGCTCGGCAAAAAGCTCCTTAATTACATTAAAAGAATCTTTTTTCTCTTGGCATATTACCATTGAATTTATTCTACCTCCATAATCCAAACTTATTTCTAAAGGATTATTTCTATCACAATCCAAATCTCCTAAACAATTGGAATCTAAATCTTCAGTAAAATTTCCATTAGAATCAGGAAGAATAATATCAAACTTATCATAGTAGGGGTTATTATAATCATAATAAAAATGAGTGGTACTAAGCATTCCATAAAATCTTTTCCCTTTATCAATTCCTTCAGGTCGAAGATTTAATATTTGGCTATCAAAAACATTATTATCAAGAATCCTTCTTTGAGTTTTAAAATATTTTTCTCCTAGAACATGATAATTTTCAAAGCTATCCGCTTCTAAGTAGTAAGTATAGTCATCACGTTGCTCATTTAATATTTCTTCTAGAATTTTTAATTCTGATTGAAGCTGTTGAATATATATTTCAGAATATTCTTTTTGTGGATTTGCCAATTTAAAATAAGTTTTGTACCACTGGCCATAGACCTCCATTATATATTTATTCAATAATGGATCTGTTTGCTTTTCGTAATCAAACAACCATGCTCCATCAGGAGTTAAAGGCATGGATGTAGTTAGAGTAATCATCTTATATTCTGTAAGTTTTGAATATTCAGAAAATCCTCGCATGGCAGGAATAATATCCTCATCTAAACCTCTTTTATCTAATTGGTAAGCCTCATCACCAGCTAAAGATTGAATATTAGTTCCATTTCCATCACCTGGGCGGTCTTGACTTATCAGCACCATAATTGCACCAGTGAACCAGTGTACACAATTTGAATAATCTCCAATATCAAACTTTGGTGTTGGAAACTTTGGATTTTTTTTCCCAATGGTAAAATGGCCTCCTTCGGCTTCAGTCCATTCTCTAAATCCTAAATCGCGCCAACCAGATAGAAGAGAACCCATAATTCTAGATTTAAACTGCCTGTAGGTTCTACTTACAAAAGCATTACTGCTCTTAGGCATTTTAGTCATACACTTAGCAGTTCTTGGAGCGTGAATACCTGAAGTTTTACCCAAAGCTCTACCTCCAATAATAACTGTAATTTTTGCATTAATAACACCTACCTTAATCTGTACAGGATTATGGTAGATTTTTCTAGGAATACTAAATGGTTGATTCATCTTCCATTTCCTCCTTTACTTCTACAAAATTTGCATCTTCAAGCTTATCCAAAAGTTTCTTTTTACGTTGGCTCATAACTTCCTTTTTAGCATAAATTACCTCAAAAGATGTATTTTCAACATTCAATAATTGAGGATCAAAAGCGGGCATAATATTGAAGTTCTTCTGAATCGAGTCAGCATCTGTAATTTGTGGAGGGTCATTTGCCGGATCTAAATATTTAAACAATACTCCTTCTAGTCTAGCCTGCTCAGCATACTTCCCCGCAACCATTGCTTTACCAATTGCCTTATTCAATCTTTCAATAGCTATTGATCTCTGAAATTCCCTATTAATTGGATCAATCATATAGCCAACCATTGGAGCCGCATATAAATCCTCCCTGGCAGTTCTCACATTATCCAATCCGTGGACATTTTTTAACCAAATAGAGTACAGTGAAAGAATATACTCACTACCCATGTGATTATACTGCTTACTTATGCTGTAAGCCATAGTCCAACGTTCAAATATTTTAGCCAAATCTTCAGGCAAATTAGCTGCATTATCACCATCTCTAAAATGCTTAGCAGCCCTAGAAATTAACCTATCAACTCTCTCAAATACTGATTCAGCGCCCATTAGTTAAAAAATTTAATTCGTTAACAGATTCCTTCAAAATTTTTATCATTTCAGCCTGAGCAGGGCTACTTCCACTCAATGCACTTTGCATAATTTGTTCTCTCAAATCGCTAATAGATTGATAAAGACCTTTTCTGAAGCTAATCACACAGGCATCATTATCGTCCGCAAACTTCAATTCAAAATCCTTTGGAGGCATACCAATAATATAAGCAACTTCCTTTACCGAAAATCCTTTATATGCTGAAGCTTCAATCGTTTCTAATACTGTTTTATCAATTTCCATTTATCAATTCATTTAGGTATGAAGAAAAGCCTTGGTATATATTTTTATCAAAGCAGATACTACCAGCTTCCATTTTGTTGTTACGATTAAGATTAGCTGAAGTAATTATACTCACCTGGTAGCTATCACTTTTAATTAGGTATATTTTAGCGTGGCATGGATGTTTTTTAAACCCACCGGCAATAGAAGTAGCCAATTGGTATTCATTGGCCTTATTCACTTTGATTTGCTCTGAGAAAACAAAATAAATATCCTTAATCATTCCTGAAGCTTTTCGAGTAGCCATTTGGCGCAAGGCTAATTCAGTCATTCCCCAGGTTGTTACATGTAGTGTGGCAGGCTCTTTAAATCTATCCAAAAAATAATTAATCATCTGGTAGCTGCTCACCTTACCATTACTTATGTAGTGATATGTACCACTGGCATCAGCCAAATGCTCATCCAAAAGTTTAGCTGAAGAAAGATTTATGAATTTCGAAGCTTCAATACTTTTTATCGAAATAAAACCTTTCACATCCTGATCGCGCTCAGTAACCTTAAAGTTGATTCCTAACATAAAGCCTCCTTTATCTTAGATAATACTGGTAATTCGTCCAAAACTTTCTTTATCAAATCTGCCTGAAGCTGCCATTCAACCTTTTTGTTAATTAGGTCCTGGCACTTCTCATCCGAAACACCCTCTTTTTTAGCTGCAGTATTTATTTTTGATATATAAGTTGGAATAGCTTTTTCTAAATTAACAAGCTCCCTGATAGTTTTATCCTCAAGCACAAACTCATTTTCATTCTCTATAGGTAGATGGCCATGCTCATTATAGTAATAAATCCTATACCAGCACTGCTCATTTACTTCATCCAGTAACAACATTTCTTCCTGAATGGCAAATCGCTCAGCTGCATAGTTTCTCTTTTTGCTGAATTTATTTAGTTCATCAAGAGTAATTTCACATAGTTTATTATGCAATACTGATAGCTGTTTGAAGGAATTTGTTTTAAGCTCGTGTATTGGCACCAAGGCCTCGGGTATATTATCTGTAACCCTAGTGTATTTCGATTCAATAGGCGCTTTCTCAGTAGGCTTTTTGGTAGCTTTTTTTGATGATTGCGAAGCCTCAAAAGCCTCACAAATCTTAGTTAATTCAGTAATTAACTTATTTTTATTAAAGGTAGATTCTCTACTTTTAAAAAGTACCAGGAGCGATGCAGGAGATGCATACTTTTCATACAGTTCCACCCCAGCCCTGTAATCCTTTTTTTGAGTGTTAAGCCATGCTCTTATTTGCATAGTACAAAGATGTAATTATGCAATTGCACGTTAAAGGACTTATTAAACCTCTATTCTTTCCCTAACCAACCAAACCTTTTCAGGTCTATTAGGGATATCAATTTTATTAAATTCACATGCTAATAAATAGTCATTTGTAGTCCACACTGGGAATAAAAAACCATGCATTTCACCCATATCAATTATGCTTTGAGTAGTAATAATACCTGTAGTGTCTAGCCTCTCTATTGGCTCATAAGTATTCCTCAAAAAATCAAGAAACTTTTCATCAAGTTTGGATATGTCTGTCATAATCTAAAAAAATATGGTGCCAGGGCGTTTGCGCAAAATTTTCTCTCGAAAAAAATGTAAGACCACCTTCAACTATATACGTGAGTCTATACCCTGGCATATAAGTTTAGTTATAGCCAGGAGAGAAAAATTTTGCGCACTTCAAATATAAAAAAAGCCTGCACATTTCTGTACAGGCTTTTTTTAAATCAAATTTTACACTATGAGAACCGCCTACTGTTCATCCTTTCTTTTAGCAGATTTAGCTTTTTTCAAAACCAATCCTTCAAACCCATTAGCTACCAATCCATCGGCAGCTTCAATGGTTAATGTACTTAAATCTATTTCTCCAAATACTGGGTGAGCCCCAACCATTGGATAGCCTTCAGCCACATCATATTTTGCTTCAACATCAGTTTGTAATCCCATTTGAATTACCTCCTTATGCTAATGCAGGAGTTCCATTCCATACTGCAGGCTCTTTACCAGCATAACGGAAAGTAACCTTAAAACCTCTTTGTTTTCCATGGCTTCTCTCAATTTTAGTAATGTAACAACCTTGTGTTTCATCACCATAAATCAATTGTAAACCACTTCTATCAGGCACTACAGCAACAAATTCTTTTAATTTATTTTGCTTAAACCAGCCCAATTTAGCAGCATCTACTCCACTTACCTCTACAGTAATTTCGTTTGATGTACCCAATTGTTGAGCTCCTCCCTCATCCATTCCTTTTACATCACCATTCTCAGGCAAAATTTCAAATTTCTTGAAAAACTTTGTCGCAACCAATGTGAAAGTACCAGTTCTAGTGGTATAATCAGCATTAACAGCAGGGCTAGTAGTCCAAGCAGGAAAAGTAGTCACATTCTTTTTTTCGATGAGGTACATTGTTGAAGCTAAAAAGCCTTCATTAATGTTTTCCTCTTTCAATACATCTTCCAATGGCATGAGCTTAGTCCTCCTGTAATTTTAAAATGTTTTGACCACTGATAGCTAATATTTTCTCAACCACTTCAGGGTTTTCAATAATATCAGCTTTGCTGTAATTTACATTATCAAAATTTACACCGCAAGCCACTGTGTATTTTTTACCTTCATGCTCTACCAATGCATCAATTTTACCCTCAGCTTGCGCTTTAGATATAATTGATTCAAGATTAGCAATATGCTCACCCTGTTCAGCTATTGTAGCTTCATGTCCTGCAATAAGCTCCAATGCAGCTTCTAAGGTTTCAGGTTTTTGAGGCTGAGAGATTTTCTCAGCCTCATTTTTAGTTGGTTTTCCCATTTCTTTTAATCTCCTATTTTAATTAAACTTGATCGTTTACAGCAATAGCACCATTGTCAGTTTGAGCTAACTGAACACCTAACTTACCATCTACCAATACCTTGATAGTACGCTCAAATCTTTGGAATTCAAAGTTGGTATAATCGTCCATGCTATCCACACCAATCACTCTATTTTGAGGAATAGATACAATTAAGCGTTGGCTAGTACCTAATCCAACCTCACGTTTAATAACACAGTTGGTACCTTCCAATCTCATTTCATTAATCAAATTCTCACGGCTTGGCATTCCACCAGCACCAATCAAGTTTGAATTAAGAATAGGAGAGAACTTACGAGTATACCAATCAAAAATTTGAGAGTTTACAGGCATTACTGTCTCTACCTCTTTGTATTCTTGACCTAATCCATCATGCACCAATAATAATTTATCAACTACATTGGCACTGGTAATAGCACCGGTAACTATAGCTGTTAAATTTCCAGCAGTTAACTCATCAGTAACCAATTTCAACAATCCATTAAGGATATCAGCTGTAGTAGTACCACCACTGTTATACACACCTTTGTATAACGCTTTTACGCGAATATCTTTTTTGATACGCTTAATCAAATCCTCAATAATGAATTGCTCCAAAGGAATATTCATTTGACGAGCACCTTTAGCTTGCGTAAATCCTAACCAAGTTTTTTCAAGAGCTGCAGGATCTATTTGTAAATCCACTTTCCAGTTTCTAGTTTTCAAAACTCTTGCACCTAATACAATAGCATTAGATGTAGGGCTAAAAGTTGAATTGTTACCTGGTTTAACTAATTCAGCAATGCTTAATTTAGGCAAAGGAAGTTCATCCTTCACACCATCATACACTACCCAATCATCCGAAACCAAATCCAAGTACAGGTCTCTAACTAAAACATTTCTGTTAGCTCTGTAAAATGCGCCTAACGCATTGGTTAAGCTTGTGGTTGATATTGCCATTTTTTATATCTCCTCTTTTTTAAAATTAATAATTGTAATTGTACTTACCATCAGCACTTACCAATGGGGCTTTAATCGAAAGCGACTCACCTTTTTTCACTTCAGCACCTTCAGCATTTTCATTTGCATGAATATCTTCGGTTCCTGATGCCATAGCTTCAAGCTCAGCAATACGAGCATTAGCAGTTTCTACTTTACTAGCACTGTCTACCATTGCATCGTTAATTTTTCCTAAGGCAGTAGCATCAAGCTCCATTTCCTTTTCAGTTTCGCCTTCAGTAAAGGTTACTCCTAGCACAGCAGCCAATACAGCCATTGAGCTCATTAGTTTAATTTTCATATCAGTTTGTAAATTATTTGCTTGGTGGGTAGCATCATTATTGTTTAATAGATCATCATCTATTACTTCATTTTCCTCATCATCATTCTCACCCTCATTACACATCAATAATGCGCTGTTAATAGCATCGTCAAAACTGCCAATTTTATCAATCAAACCAATTTCAATAGCTCTCGAAGCTTGGTAAGTATCACCTTTAAAAGGATCAGCTATACTTAGGTTCAATTTACCTTTGCGATTAGCTTGTACTGTCTCAATAAATTTTGCAGCTATTAGGTTCAAATCACTTGTTTGAATCTTGGTATAATCACCATTCATTGCATCTCTATAGCCCAAATTCTTTTCAGTTGATTGCTCAGCATATATTTCATGTACAGGCAATCCTTGGCTTTCATAGTAGGCTTTAAAATCAGCCAAAGTGCAGTAAACACCAATACTACCAATTGTATTGGTATCATGTGAGCTCACAATTTCATCACAGCAACTAGCTATCCAATAAGCAGCACTCGCGCACATGCCATCTTGTATAAATGCAATAACAGGCTTCGAACAATTTGTAATAGTATCAGCAAAAGTTTGAGCACCATTTACCATTCCACCAGGAGAATCAATTTTTAAGATAATGGCATCAATTGAATTGTCATTATCGGCAGCCTCAATGCGTTTTGCTAAATCAAGCATACCCACAGGTCCACACTCCTCAGTATATTTCATCAATACACCTATAACCGGTATAATAAGTACAGTTTGCGAAGAATGATTTACAGAATTTCCTGAAGAATAATTACCAGCAGCAGCTTTTACTTCATAAGGAGCCAAAGCCAATCTTTCATTTTCAGACATTGGCTCAAAAGCATGAATACCTCTTATCACATTCATGACAATAGGTAACTGCGTTCTGGCCACACCTGAATCAATCAACCATGTGCCTCTTAATATATTACTTGCTACAGAAAAACTCATTTGCTTTAACTACTTTTTTTCGTCAAGCAAAGATTTAGCTATATATATCCTTAATAAAGGACTTGTAAAATAGGCATTGTGCTCATGCCCACAAATTTTAAAGCATTCATTTTAGCCTTGCTGCGGCTATCTTGGCTATCATTTGTATAAGTATACTTAAACCATTCCTGCTTATTACCCACAAGCCACACCACACCATCACCATCAGTAATAAGTAGTACATATCTCTTATTCATTCTTTGCATAAAAGCAGCATCACTATTGCTCATCAATGCACCACTTATTTCTACAGATCTAACAACACCAGCATCAGTATCCTCTGTTTTTAATACAAAGCTAGCATTAGGTAATAATGGAATATCTTCCCAGTCATCAGGACCATAAAAATAAATACTACTATAAGGTATATTGTCTAAGCTACCACTATCATCAATATGGTCAATAGTACCAATTTCAGCTATTTGTAATTTTGTTAAGCTTCCAGCAAGAGTATATTCTGATTTAATTATATTTTCCATATCAATCTAATTTATTATTCAAATTAATTCTCTATCATACGATCCTGAAAGGACAAGTCCAACGTAGCCCCTAAGACAAATAAATTATTCTTTAAATATAATTTTTCTTTCAAAGCCACATTTTCCCTCCACAATCTTTTCCTGATAGAATCAATAGTAATATCATCCTCATCAATTTTATATTTATTCATAAAATCAATAATTGCATCTTTTTTCCTGGCACCATTCACTATTGATGAATCATTAATCTGAATCAACTCACCATACATCAACTTATCCAACATATAATTAACCTCTCTCACACCATCAATACTAATAAACACACGCTTTCTATCAACCAAATAATCTTTAAATGCCAGCGCCACCAGATTATGCTTTTCCTTTTTGTTCAGCTGAGCAGGTTTCCATTGGGCCCTATCATTGGTAACTAAAAAAGGATATATCGATCTAGCCAACTCCCTTTGAATATGAATAACCTCACTCTCATTCACAAATAATTCTTGCTGGCCCACATGCTGAATATTTATTTTTTCACCACCAATTTTACAACTAAGGTATTTAAGTAGGTGGCTTCTTATAGGTATTCTAATTATCATACATCAAATGTAGTTTGCATTTGCTAACTTTTCTAGTTAGCGTTTAGTCCTTTATCCACAAATCTGTAAACCTCAAAAATTGCAGAGCAAAGCTGTGGTCTCAATTTCACCCAAATTTTTTGTGTTTTTGTAACCATGTAATAAAATGCATAAAATCAAAAACATACATCTTTTTGTAAGATTGTAACCATGTATCAAAATTTGTAATCAAGTTTGTAACTACCCTTTCAGTTACAAACTTTTTGTAACCTTTATTTTATAATTACAAAAAGCAAGAAAGATTGTAACTATATGCAAATCCGCACTTTAAATATAGTTTTCTCATAAAGTTACAAAATTACAAATATTTTGCGCTAACTAAGATATGGGGGTCGGCATTTTTTTGCCAAAAATCCTAAAAACAGCATTGTGGAAAACCAATTTATAAAAAGAATGTCATTTCGAGCGGAGTAGAGAAATCATTCTAAGCCCTCACAACAGCACAAAAAAAATCCCTGAAGCGAGTACTTCAGGGATTCGATTGTATGGCCTTAATTACTTCCTACGCTTCTTAGGCTTAGTATAGTTCTTACCACGTTTCTTTTTATCAGGCAAGTTTGATGTAGATAAAGGGGCAATACCCTCATAATAGTTTTTAAACTCAAATACATACTGCTCCTTCACTGGCTTGGGTACCATAATAATATCATCAGGCATTTTTACGCTTCTCTCATGGCCTTCAGCTTGCACCATTTTATGAGTCATAGCAGCTATAGTTCTATGCAATGCTCCAATACCCAATTCAGCACCACCAATTATTATTACATTAATGGGCTTATCCTCTGCAATATGTTTTTCTTCGATCATAGTTGTTTAATTTGTTTTTAAAATAAGCATAACTGACTATCAATCCATTTTACCAATCGACTTTTATGGAGCCCAATAGGTAAAATATACTTATGCTCTACCACTACATCACCAACCCATTCACCATGCGAAGAAGGTAGAAGCTCCTCCACATAATGCAGGTCAGTTTCCCCAATAATTATACACTCCACTTCCTTCTGTAGCCAACCAATTGGCAATTTATACTCACCAGTCTCAACATTAAACACTCCCTTCTTAGGAGTATCATATGCTTTATAGTTATATAGAATTTCCATTGAACCCTGTCGGCATACCCACCTTCTTAAACTCAATCACCCATACCCATGGGTTATTGTACCATGAATCCTCTCCATTTATTGATTGCCATAATTCTTTAAAGGATTCTCTGGCTGAAGCACATTTAAAATCTCGTCCGCATATGTCAGCACCCAAATAATTCTTATACCAACCTGCTGAATCTTTTTCAACTCCCTCCGCAATAGCATCAGCCTCAGTAATATCAAACAATCGTTCAACTCTTAAATTTGTAATTTCAAAGAACATCCTACATGCCTCCTTTGGCATATGAATATTGGGTTTCCATCCTCCATCTGTGCATCCTTCCCATCCAGCTTTATGGTAATATTTTTCAATACCCATTTGGATTGATTTTTCACTTCTTTTTTGAAATGTTTCTCTCACCCAAAGCACATCACCCTCTTGGCCATATGGGAATTTGGCAATAAATACATCCTCCTTTGATGGGCTATAATTTCCATTTTCAACAAACGTAAATTTACCTGTAGCGTGAAGAATTAAAGATTGGAAATAATGATTACCCAAATTCTCTAATCCCTTCGTTCTCCTCGTCATTGTTTTGCTTCCACTTAGCAGAGCTTGCACCATGGCCGTACTAAATAAAATTGGTCTAATTTTCATCTTCTTTACCTTTAAAAATGTTAACAGATTTTTCTTCAGCAAATCCAATAAACATAACTATCCAAGCTAATGATAATACTGTAATTAAAGCGCCATCTAACCATTCAGGTAAATCACAATAATTCATTATGATTACCAATGTAATGGTTTGAAATACCGGGAACCTAGTCGGTAAGTTTTTTTGTGCTATTACTTTCTTTTTCATAGTGTATCTGTTCAGTATGCTGTTCCCCATTTATTTGATTTAATTGTTTTTTTTCTTCATACATCCCATACCACTCCCATATTTCACTATAGCCACACAGCTTGCAATTTCCTCCCATATGGCCTTCTTCTATTATGTGTTGGCAATTATCATTCATATTAAAATGGGCAATCATTTAGTATAGTTATTTTACAAGGCTTAGCCTCTTTTCTAAATTTATTTAAGCCATGCTTACTACTACCTATCAATATTGATTTTGAGCCATTATTATATACGTACTTTAGCTTCCTCTCATATAGCCAAAAGCTATCACTATGCCATATCAATCCTGGCATAGATGGAAAATAAAATCCATCCACTTCAACTTTTGTACGTATTCTAATTTTTTTGCTCAAAATCAATATTTTATTTAGAAATTAGTTTCGCATATCCAGTAGTTACCTGCAATGCCACCGACACCGCTAAAACAACCGCAATTGTGATTTAAAGTCATTAAAACGCTTTTCTTGTTTCTCATAATATTCTTGGTCTATTTCAAAACCTACAAAGTTGAACCCGCCTTTATACGCTGCAATTCTACTGCTTCCACTTCCTAAATGTGTGTCAAGTATTTTATCTCCTTCCTTTGCAAAGTTCATTAGTGTCCACTCATACAGCATCACTGGCTTTTGTGTGGGGTGTATTCTTATTTCTTTGTCCTTCATATTTTGCTGTAACATCCCATTCCATCGGTAAGTAAATTTTCTAACAGCACTTTCAAATGAACTCCAAGCCAATTCACAATCAGCAAAATCTGCAGAGTT